GGGGAGAGACTAAAGCATGGAATACTTATATTGTTCATTTTACGAATGGTTCTAGTAAAGAATTTAGTTCATTAAATCAAATAGAAATTCAACCATGATTGAAAGAAAAATACCTAATAATTTAGAACACAATATTGTTTGGCCTTTATTGGGAAATTCTACTAAAAGTGAAGAAAACTACTTAAAAAAGATTGAAGCGTTCGAAATAAGAATTGAAAAATCATTAATTGAAACTTTAAGTAAAGTAAATGTAAAGTCTTCTGTAAAAGCAGATAGATTTTCACTCCCCTTTCAAAAAGAAATTAAAATAAGTTTAAAGGGAGAGAGTTACATGAATGGGCCATATGAAATATTTCGAGTAGCAAGACCAATTGTAAAAGAAATACTTGATAAAGATATTTTTAAGTTAAGATTCTATATGTTTGTAGAAATTCTTGAGAAAGAAACTGAATCTTTACTTGATTTAGGTAGCGTAAATTATTACTTCAGATATTACATTCATTAAAATTAAATAATATGAAAAGATTTATTCTAGGTTTAATTTTTCTAACAACAATAATTGTACTTGAAAGTAGTTGTAGCCCAAAACCTTCCGGATATACAAAGACAACGAAGTTGGGAGATTTTAAAATAAAAATCATTGATAGTTGTGAATATATAGAATATGATAACGGTAGTATAATGGGAGATCATGTTTATAGTATAACGCATAAAGGGAATTGTAAATTTTGTATTGAAAGAAATAATAAACATTAATATATGTTTGAATTTGTTCCTAGAAACATTAAAAATCGTCAAAAAAATTATACTTTTTTAACTTTTGATAATAGAGTAATTAAACTAGGTGATATGGAACATAATCACCTTAGCAATTGTGTTTGGTACGCCATTTGTTTTGGCTATGTAATTCATTTGACAATTTACTTGGCAGAATTAGATAGAAGATTTAATGGAAAGATTTTATCATATATGCCTAAAAAAGAGTTTAAAACTGAATTAGAAGGATTAAAATCTAATCATTTAATAGAAGAAAACGGAATGATTAAAATGCCAAAGCGTGTTTATATTAACAAAAGATTTATTAACGGTTACGAAAGAATCATTCAAACTGAAGAAGATACATTTATAGGTAAATTAGAAGAAAATATTTTTGAAAGACCTTATACTGATTTTAAAATCTTTAATAAAATATTAGAATTAGATGATTTTTAATACTAACGATAGAATAATAGAAGATGAAGACGGGCATAATTTTGATCCTTTTAAATTATGCTTTGAGTTCTTAGGAGAAGTATCTTTGGATTTCTTGTACTCAATTAAAGTAAACAATTCAAAAGTATTTGCTATAAACTTTGTGGAATTTTTATCGGTAAAAAAATTAATGGAAAAAATCGATGAAGAAGATTGTAAGAAGCACTGCGATCATTTTGTAAACTTTAAAAACCCTTCAAGTAATATTGATGTAAATTTTTACTTAACTTATTATGATGAATTCTTGTGTGAAGTATATTTCGATCAATTTTGTATTGTTTTATATCCATTGTACATTATGGAATTATCTAAAAGAGATGAATTAAAAATGAATAAAATTTCATACTAGTATGAAAATGAAAGTTGTTGAAAAAGAAATTTCGAAAGATTTATTAAAATTAGAAGTAGAAGGTGTTTCTATTTTCTTGGAAAACTTTGAAAAGAATCAAGGCAAGATCTCGATAAGTGGTTATGAAAAGAATTATTCTTGTTATTGGGGTTCAATGGGTGGAACAATTCAAGAGTTTATTACTGGTATAAATGATGATTATTTTGTAAGTAAGTTAATAGGGAGTAGAAATACAGAAGTTTTTAACAGTAAAAAAACTTTTTCTACATTAAGAAAATACATAAGAGAAGAGATAGGTTTACCATGGTATAAGCATTTAGATTTTCAAAAAAATCTAAGAGAAGTATTAAATGATTTTCAGTCTTTATGTGATGAAGTAAGTAGTCCTTCTGAATTTTTTGTTTATTCGTTTCAACATGAATTTATTAATAGATTACAATTTTATTATATTGAAGATAAATATGAACGAGAAAGGTTAGAAAAAAGTTTCAATGATATAAATGAACAGTGGTATTTTATTGAAACCACTGAAGGTTATGAATCAAAATGGCTAAGAAATCTTCATAAGGCTCTAAAAAAATATCTTGTAAAAAAATAAAAATATGAAAAATCTTCTTAATTGTCATTGTATAGGTGTTCACTCATTTCCGATATCTTATGAAGAAGGATTATATAGAAGAATTTTTTATGCTGATATAAATCATGTTCTTTATAAACCAATTGAAATAGCAATTCACCCTCATCATGTAGATGTTAAAATTACAGTACTTGAAGGTACGTTATATAATCTTTTATATGTAAAAAATGATTTCGGAGGCTGTTTCAAAAAGTTTCAATATAATAGTCAGATATTAAACGGTAATGGTGGATTTGAATATTTAGGGGAAGAAAGATTAGTATTATTATCTAATAAAAGTTATTCTTTGAAAGAAGGCTTTTCTATGAAGTCTAATGAACTACATACAGTTCAAGTAGAAAAAGATAAAGTATGTGTATGGTTAGTAGAAGAATCTTATGGCTCTAAGGAATATAACTCTATTAATTATTCACATAACGATTTAACTAAATGGACTCCAGGAGGACTTTATATTGAAGTGGATAATGAAGTTAAAATGAAATATATTGGAAAATATTTATCTTTAGTTTAAAAAATCAATGTTAGATTTAACCAAAAAAATCTCTAATTCTAAGTTATACAACAAGTTTCTTAAACGAAGTAAGAAATTAGAAGAAGAACATACTAAGAAAAGATTGTTGAATATTACTGAACAAAAGATTATAACTAACTATGCTTATATAACTTATGAATTCTTAGAAAAGAATAAAATAAGAATGGAAGTCGATTACAACAAAGTCCAAGAATGTATTTGTAGATTTAGACCTATATTTGAATATATATTTACAAGTAGTAATCTAAGACGTAAGGTGCGTTCGTGGTTAAAAGATAATTCTGAGTTGGTTGAAATGACTATGCACTCTGGAACAAATAGATACAATAAAAACAAATATCATTAATGCTTTAAAGGAATTTAAAGATGAGTTTTATCAATCTACAATTGATCGTCTTGTTGAAAAAAATAAAGTTTAAAAAAAGTTTTGTTTGTTTACTTCACTCAATCTATATTTGTGGAGTAAGTAATTAAATAAAAAACAAAATTAGTTCCTTATTTAAAAAAGTAGAAATGAAAAATTTAGTTAATATACATAATCAGGCCGTGGTTGAGATTAGACGCCATGAGATTGATCCGCAAGACGCGATTAATAAGGCCTTTATGTTATATAAAACTAATGATGATAATTTTGGATAAGTAAAAAAATCATATTAGAATATATCAAAAGGCCTAGCAGAAATGTTAAGGCCTTTTTCATTATCTATAAAAGTTGATTTTATGAAATCTAAAGAAGAAGTTGAGAAGAAAATTAAAGAAATAGTTAAAGATTCTGATAATTTTACTTCAGATAATTATGGTTCAGAAGCAGCAGATAATGGTTTTTATGAAGTTAATTATAGTGAATGGAGTTCTGAAGAAACCTTAAAAAGGTTCGCTGAATGGTTGTTAGATAAAAAGATCTTTTAAATAGTTTATAAATTGCCCTGTAGTGTAATGGTATCACGCTTGATTTTGGCTCAAGTTAGCAGTAATGCTTTTATAGGTTCGAGTCCTATCGGGGTAACAAAAGAAAAGACTTGAAGTATACAATATTTAAAAATAAAATATTGTGAATGAAAAAATGTAAGGTTTGCGATAAGGAGTTTATAGTACAAAAAGGATTAGTTAATTATTGTTCTTTGAAATGTAGATTTTTCAAAAGTGATGATCATAAAAGTAAGATTTCATCCTCAATGAAAAACAACGAAAAAGTAAAAGCAGCGGCAATAAGAAATTTCACGGAGGAGAAAAAAAACATTTTTATAAAACATAATCAAGATAAAGCTGGTATTTCAGAAAGGGTTAAAAAATTCTATAAAGAAAATCCTGAAGCAGTTGAAAAACTTAGATTGTTGGCAAAAAATAAAATATTTTCAGTGGAAACAAAAAGAAAATTAAGCGAAAATGCAAAGAAAAATAAATTAGGGGGTCACAATTCAAAGATGAAGTATATGTATGAAACCTTAGAAGGAAAAGTGGTTTATTTACAATCAAGTTATGAATTTGAAGTTGCAAAAAATTTAGACAAAAATGGCATTAAATGGTTAAGGCCAGAATCGTTAAATTGGGTTGATGAGTTAAATAAATCGCATCGATATTATCCGGATTTTTACTTGATTAACTATAATGTTTTTTTAGATTCTAAAAATGATTATTTGATTAAAAAAGATCAAAATAAAATCAACCAAGTTATAAAACAAAATAATGTTAAAATACTTGTATTGAACAAAAATCAATTAACATGGGAGTCAATAAAGACATTGTTATATTCTTAAATGAATTATTAAATCGCTTTTTAACTCAGATGGTTTAGAGTATTTGTTTTACAAACAAAAAGTCCTTGGTTCGAATCCAAGAAAAGCGACCAAAGCAGAGACGAGAAGTATAATTTCAGTTCGAATCTGAATAAGTCCACCAAATAGTTTCTACCAGGTATTTGCCTCAGTTCGAATCTGATAGGAACTACTTAAAATAAGCACCCGTGGCAGAATGGAGTGTGGTATAGTTTTTTTTAAGGCCTTGTAGTTCAATTGGAAGAACATGATACTTCTAATGTCAAAGTTAGTGGGTTCGAGTCCCCTCAAGGCTTCAAAAATAGATCTTTGAAAATTTGTTAAATTCGAACTTAATTTATTATTTAAAAAATAAATGGAAGGTTCGAGTCAAGTTATAAAAGTTTGCGAAAATTGTAATGTTAACAAAGCGATTAAATTAGGCAAGTATAGTAAAACTAGATTTTGCAGTAAAGTTTGTTCACGTAGTTTTAGTACAAAGAATGATAAAAAAGATGAAAGAAAAATTGTAAATTGTATTATATGTAATAATCAAGTAGAAGTAAACAAGAGAACTAATCCTAAGATTATCCGTTGTGAAAACTGCGGAAAATCAAAAGTATTAAAAAAAGTTAAAACTATAAGTTTAAAAAATGAAAAAAGTAAAAAGCTTAAAAGTAAAAAACTTAAAAGTAAACCTTGTAAACTTTGTGGCAATAATAAGGAATACTGCCAAAGGAAAGAATTATGTAACAAACATCGTATAACTAAAACTTTAATTCAATATTTTGGTTTTAACAAAGAAATAATAGGAACGGAAAAGTTTTTTAATGAATTTGATAAGACAAGAGATAAAATTTTCGATTTATATAATAATGGTTTATCATTAAATAAATTGGCGGAGGAAGTAGGTTATCCTCATGGTGGTGCAAATCTATGGAATACTCTAAAATCTTTAGATTTGACCTATAGAAATTTATCTGATGCTGGTTATAATGCTTTATTGTTAGGTGTTTCAAAACCTGTATCTAGTTTTAATTATAAACAAGGATGGCACACAACTTGGGATGGAAGGAAAGTTTATTACAGGAGCAGTTATGAATTAGAGTATTTTAAACAATTAGATGAAAGAAAAGTTAACTATGAAGTAGAAAAATTAAGAATTGAATATTGGGATGATAAAAGATGTAGGTTTAGAATAGCAATACCAGATGTTTATCTTCCAGATATCAATACCATAATAGAAATAAAAAGTTTTTATTTTTTAGACAAAGAAAACATGTCTTCAAAAGTAAAAAAATATAAGGAGTTAGGATATGATTTCAAACTAATTCTTGAAAAAGATGAAGTTGATTTTGTATAGATCTTTGAAATAAAATAGGGATGTGAAGTCAATGGAAGACGACTAGTTTTGGGCACTAGAAAGTAGATTAGTAATCGAAAATGCGAGTTCGAGTCTCGTCATCCCTACCATTAAGTTCGAATAAAGAATTCTAGATAAAAGAAGCTTATTTAAACATTAAAGTGATTTAATGTATGAAAAGTATCTTGGATCTGAAAAGCATAAAGAGTTATGTAGAAAAAATTGTGAGAAAGGAAAAGTAACTTTAGAGCGTAAAACAGAAAACAGAAAATTAGAATATAATGAAAATCCTGTTTTATGTTTGAATTGTGAAAAAGAACTAGATTATAGTCATAGACATAATAAATTCTGTTCTAAATCATGTTCGGCCTCTTTTAACAATAATCATCGTACTTGTAAAAAGTACGAGTTAAGTGAAAAAGGCTTGGAGAGTATTAGAAATTCTAATAGAAAGAATCAAATAAAAAAGAAAAAATGTATTTCTTTTTATATTCAAGAAAAAACAAAAGAATTAGAAGAAAAAACATTAGGTTTAGATTTAAGTTTCTTAAGAAAAAAAGATAAGATAATTTTTGAAACAAAAATTGAGTACGATAATTGCAAGAATTGTAGTAAGTTATTTGTTAAAAGAAAAAGATCAAGTAGAAAAAGTTGTTCAAGTGAATGTTCAATTCACTTAAGTACCGGAGAAAGAAAATACATAAATGGTAAAAGAAAGAATATTTATTACTTCAATAAATGGATGAATAAAGAAGTTTTATTAGAAAGTAGTTGGGAAGATGAATTTGCAAAATTTCTAGATAAAGAAGAGATTGAGTGGATCAGGCCAAAATATTTAAAATGGGTTGATTCTAAAGATAAAGAAAGATTATATTACCCAGATTTCTATTTACCTAAATATAATCTTTATGTAGATCCAAAAAACCCTTGGTGTTTAAAAAACGATGAAGAAAAATTAAAGTTCATAGCAGAAAGATACAAAATAATCTATGGCGATATTAAAATTATGAAACAAAACATTACAATGATATTAAATAAAGAAATTAGGAGAAGTCCTTAAACTCTGTGGTCATAGCTCAGATGGTTAAGAGCGTCAGATTGTGGCTCTGAAGGCATGGGTTCAAGTCCCATTGATCACCTAAATAAATCTTTGAATAGAAGATAAAGCAAAAAAAAGAGATAATGATATCTCTAAATACTCCGGTGGACTAGAGGCTTAGACCTAGTCCACAATCAAAGTAGTAATATTTTATTATTTTATAGGTTCGACCTTATTTAAAAAATAAATGGCCGAATGTAAGAAATGTAATAAGGAGTTTAACCCTTCAAAAGGTCTTTTGAATTATTGTAGCGTTGAATGTAGAAATTCTAGAACGTGGGACGAAAAAGATAAGCAAAAGAAAAGTATTTCTGCTAAAAATAGTAGAAAAGTTTTAGAAGGAAATAAAATCCGTGGGTTATTAAAAAAACAAGAAACGGAAATTAAACGTAAAAATCAATTTTTATGTAGAATACAAACTAAGGAAGAAAAAAGAAGACAAGCGAATGAAAAACTAAAAAAATCTTGTCCGATTTGTTTAAATGTTTTTTATCATAAGGAAAAAATTTATTGTAGTAGAGGTTGTTTTAGAAAAGATTCAAATTGTAAGTTTAGAAAAAAATCAAAAGGCGGGTTTAGAAAAAATAGTGGGAGGGGCAAATGTGGTTGGTAGAAAGGGTATTGGTCTCAAAGTTCTTGGGAATTAGCTTGGATAATTTACAACTTAGACCATGGCATAAAATTTGAAAGAAATAACGAGGGTTTTGAGTATGAGTTTGAAAAGAAAAAATATAAATTCTATCCTGATTTTATAGTGGGAAAAACTTATATTGAAATAAAAGGGTATACTGATAGTAAAACAAATGAAAAAATTAAACAATTCCCTTTATCTCTTAAAGTACTATATAAAAAAGACTTGCGTGAGGTTTTTGAATATGTAGAAAACAAATATGGTAAAGATTTTGTTAAGTTATACGAAAATAATTGTTAATGAATTAGTTGATTTTTGTAAAAATGCTGAAATATTTATAAAAAAACAATGTAAGTTGATAAATGCTCCGGTCATCTAGTTGGTTTAGGATATTAGATTTTCGATCTAAGAACGCGGGTTCGAATCCCGTCCGGAGTACTAAAAGATTTTGATTTTATAGTTGTAAAAACGTTAGAGGTCATTAACCAAAAATTATTACAATGAAAAAAATTGAATCTTTTTTAGAAGTTTTAAAACGTGAGTCTTTATTTATTGATTGCTTCAAATGTAAAGAAGATGTGTTTTTAAATTTCACAGAACCATTAAACGAAGCTATTGATATTGTATTCGCTGTTTATGCTAATGAAAACTATGAAGGAAACGCCATAGTAGTTTATTATGATAACAGAGATGATCAATATTATGAAGTAAATGGTTCACATTGTTCTTGTTATGGGTTAGAAAACCAATGGACTCCGGAGGTAATTGATCCGATGTATTTAGAACAAAGAATTTTAAAAGGTCATTTTTATGATGGAAACATTATAAGAGAAAGATATTTAGAATTCATCAAAGAGTAGTCATACTCTTTTTTAAGGCCTCATAGTTCAATGGTATAGAATTCCTGAATACGAATCAGGGGATATTGGTTCGAATCCGATTGAGGCTTCAAGGTGTAGAGGTGAAACTTCCTCGTAGGTAAATCTTTCGTTCAGAGTATAGGTCTTGAGCGATAACCAGAAGTTCTTTTATATGGAGGTGTAGGCATAAAGTCTGGCAAAAGCTAAGACAGTAATTAATTTAGCAGTTAATTACTAGGAATAATGTCGTGCTAATCTTGGTTCGAATCCAAGCATCTCTGCTGAAGTTCTTTGATATAATTTATTTTTAGGTCCCATGGTCTAATGGTTTATGATACTTGACTGTCTATCTTGTGGTACGAGTTCGATTCTCGTTGGGACCGCGGTGTAGGGTTTGTGGCTTACATTTCCTAGAAGTAGAAATACTGAGAAAGAAAACCATACTTTTAACAATTTAAAACAAAATAGGAGGAACCAGGCTGTGGACGCATTATAAAAGAATATCAAGAATATTGTAAATTGAATAATATATCATTTACAATGGAAGAATCAATCAAACCATATGATGATACAACATTATTTTGTTGTTCAGGTATGCAGCAGTTTAAAAGTAAGTTTGTTGATTTATCATATAAAAATGTAACTATATCAAATATTCAACCTTGTATTAGAATAAATGATATAGAAGAAATAAAAGATCAAACTCATTTCTTATATTTCAATATGATTGGTTTATTTTCATTCAGAGATTGGTCAGTAAAAAAGACAATTGATTTTTGGATGGAGTTCTTAAAAAGATTAGATATTAAGGTTGATTATATAACTATTCATCCCGATAAGTTTAATCAGTGGAAAGAATATTATATTGATTATAATATTGAAGTGCGAGAAGATAAAGATTGTCTATGGACTGATGGTAATTTAGGGGGTTATTGTACTGAGTTCTATGTTAATAACATTGAAATAGGCAATATAGTTAATTGTAATGGTGATTGCATTGATGTAGGTTTCGGACTGGAAAGATTGGATTTGGTTCTTAATAATAGAGTAAAAACTGAAGAAGAAGTATTAAAGAATACTATTTATAAAATCATTGGTGATGGATATGAACCTAGTCATAAAAAACAAGGTTATGTATTAAAAATGTTATTAAGAAGATTGGTTAGGTTAGATGGATATATTGATCATGAGTTTTTTAGAAAGGAGAAAGAAAGACAAGATAAGATTATTAGTAAGTATGAAAGATTAAAAGATAAGTTTAAAGATAAAAGTAAAGAGTGGTGGTATGAAACTCATGGAATTGATTTAGATCTTTTATAAATAATTTGGGGGCACATGTACCAAGGCACGGCGAATGAGTTTTGCAAACTTGTTGGAAGGATTCGATTTCCTTTGTCTCCACAAAATACTCCGATAGCTCATTAGGTTTAGAGCGCACGTCTGATACGCGTGAGGTGCCCAGTTCGAGCCTGGGTCGGAGTACTATTAATAAGTTATCTTACAAATTCTTATCTTTATATGAAAGATAAAAAAGTATTTAATTGAGTAAAATGTATTAATATTGTGCAATAATTAGCACAATGAAAGCAAAAGAAGTACTAAATACATTAAGAATAAGCCGAAGTACATTAAGAAATTATGTAAAGGCTGGAAAAATAAAAACAAGTTCTTTAAATGGCAGGTTTAATTATGATGCGAAAAGCGTTTATGATTTAATAAACAGTACTGAAAAGTGTATTTATTTGTATGCCAGGGTTTCAACAGCAAAGCAAAAAATAGATTTGGATAACCAAGTGCAAAAATTAAAATCATTCTGCTTTGCAAAAGGGATTAAAATAAATGCAATATTTAAAGATGTTGGTAGTGGGATAGCTTTTGATAAAAGAGCCGAGTTTATGAAATTGATTGAAGATATTATTGATTATAAAGTTTCATCAATAGTAGTTTCAAACAAGGATAGGCTAAGTAGAGTAGGTTTTGGATTATTTAAAGCTCTATTTTCAAAATATGGATGCGAAATAATAGTAGTTGATGATACTGAAAATGAAAAGACAGATGCCGAAGAAATATTTGAAGAAATAATAAGTTTATTACATTGTTTTTCTATGAAACTTTACAGCAAAAGAAAAACTAAAAAGATAAAACAGGTTTTAGAAGAAAAAGAATAATGCAACTGGCAGAAACACATATTACTAATTCAAAAGAAATTGAAGCAATTTGCATCAAATCAAAATTGCTTTACAATCAATCTTTGTATTATTTACGCCAATCTTTATTTGGCAATATTGAAAAATTTAGCGAATACGAATTAACTGGATTATTTGCTGAACATTCAGAAGAAACTTACAAAGCGTTACCTGCACAAACAGCCCAACAGATAATAAAACTACTTTTCAAAAACTGGAAGTCTTATTGGGCTTCGATTAAAGACTGGAAGAAAAACCCATCAAAATATTTAGGGAAGCCAAAACTTCCAAAATACAAAAAGGAAACATCAATAGTTGTGTTCACTAACCAACAGGTTAGAATAAAAGATGGGTTTATTCACTTCCCAAAAAATACTATTTCACCAATAAAAACAAATATTGACAATATTTGTCAAGTTCGTATAATTCCATTACCAAACACTTTTAAAATTGAAGTAATTTATGAAAAAGAAAACACCGACTTAAAATTAAATAAAGACAATGTGCTTTCTTTGGATTTAGGATTAAATAATTTCATTACAGCAATAGATAATGTAGGCAATCAGCCTTTCATTATTAATGGTAAGCCATTAAAATCCTTCAATCATTGGTACAATAAAAAGAGATCCAAATTAATGTCGTTCATTGGGGATAAGGGTAATTCAAAAAGAATAGGTAGGCTAACCCATTACAGAAATTGTTTTATAGAAGATAAGCTGCATAAAATAAGCAGAACGATTATAAGCTATTGTATTGAAAATAACATAGGTACAATCGTTATCGGACAAAACAAAAACTGGAAGCAGAAAATAAACTTAGGTAAAAAAACAAACCAAAAGTTTACAGAGTTACCTCATTCAAAGTTGATTGATAAAATCAAATACAAGTCTGAATTATTTTGTATGAATGTGGAAGTAGCCGAAGAAAGTTACACAAGTAAAATAGACCATCTTGCATTTGAAGAAATGAAAAAACAAGAAAACTATTTAGGTAAACGCAAAAAAAGAGGTTTATTCCAAAGTTCCATCGGCAAGCTATTAAATGCAGATGTAAACGGTTCGATAGGAATAGGACGAAAAGTATTTGGGAATTGCTTTGTACAAAGCATACTCAATAGTGGCAATGCGTTTTTGCCGTACAAAATAAACATTTTGTAGTATAAAATTTGAACAAATTAATCATTTTAAGTAAATTTTAATAACGTTAAGAAATTAAAAAAGAAAACTATGGCAAGCGTTAAAAAGAAAAACAAATTGTATTTTAAAGTTGGTGGTGTTATGAAAAACAAATACAAAGGCGTAAAAGGTTTGCATTTTTATACACCTGCTCAAAGAAAAGAATCTAAAAGAGTAAATTTGAATGAGTAAATTAGATAAAAAAAGAAAGAAACTACAAGAAAGAATTGATTTTTTAAGAAGTGAAATGACTTCTAGTTTACAAAAGAAAACTTCTTCTACATCAGAAATAAGTGTAAGTGAATACTTATCTAAAATTAATTCATTAGAAAAACAACTAATCGAACTTA